ACGCTGGCAAGGACCCCAAACACTGGACGATACTCGACGCCCAAGGGGAGGTCCTTTCCGAAGGGGAAAATACTTGACAAACTGGCGAGCGCGTGGCAGAATGGGTCTATGAAGCGCTTCCTGATTGACGTCGCAAATGCAGTGTCTTCGACGATCTTCAACGTCTGGGTACTGCTGACGGTCCTCTTCATCGCCCATTGGAGCTTCCTGTGAACATCGACAAGCACATTCTCAAGAACAACGAGGGTTCCAAGGTTTCCCTGTTTTATCGAATGAAGGCCGCCGTCTGTGTTCTCATGGGCTGGCACACTCAGATCGCCCTCCACGACGGGGTGTTGGTGGCCCACGCCGGGTTCATTGGACGCCGGACCATCGAAGGGAAATTCGTCGCGGGCATTCGGGTGGCCCGGGGTCTGCGGGACTGGGCCTATGAGAGCTACTGGGTGAGGTCGCTGTGAGCGCCCGCGATCTTCGTATCGTCCCGGACCTCGGCAGCATCGAGGAGAAAGCCTGTAAGATCGCGGGGTACGACAACCCTGCCCTTCAAGCAAAGCTGGATCGAGCCAAGAAGATGATGGGGCGCAAACACTGTCTCCACCCCAAGACCACCGCGACCCTGGAGAACGACGTCCTCGGGACTTGGAAGGCTAAGCAGGTCGTTAAGAAGGCTTGATCGGCAAAGGGTAGTGCAGGTAACATCAGGCACACCCCTGCAAAGGAAGCCCCCATGTCCGCGACCACCCTGCTGACCAATCATTTCGCTCCGGCGTGGAAGTGTTACGACACCGCTGCCGCCGTTCAAGGAGCGGACGCCAATGAGTCGGCACTGATCGAATTCCCGGCGTACATTCAGATGGAGACCCCTGTTGGCAGCAACACGCTGACCATCTACGCCAAGGTTCATGCGGATGCTCCGTGGACCATCGTGGGCACTGGTTACACGTCGGCAAACACCAATCCGCTGGTGTCCTTTGCGGTTCCCCCGAATTTCGCCAAGATCGTGCGCAGCGGGGCCACGAGCGCCGCCAAGGCGTGGGCGCAACGCGCTACTCCGTAATTTAGGCGCATAACCCGCTGTTCTGCCTTACGATTCTTTGCTTTAAGGGCTGTGGATAAGTAAACTCCGGGCTGTCGTAGCCTCCGGAGTCCTAGATGAAGCGTATTCCGCCCAAGTTGCTGGTCGCGGTTTATAACAACACCAAGGCTTACCCTGACCTAGACGACGTAGCAAAACGCCTCAAGATCACGCCGCGCCGGCTCCTGAAGGAGTTGGCCGCGCTCAGTGATCAACACCGTAAACACCTCAGTGGCCGGAACCTACCGGCCATTCCCATTTCTGAGGGTGCGTTGGACAAGGAGAGCGGCCCCTGGACTAAGGAGCAGTGCATTGCCGAACTTTTGAGAGTTGTGAACCTGGATTTGGAGAAGGTGGTCAACCGAAACTACTTTCGAGTTCACGGGAGGATCAGGGAGTCCGTTTGGAACCAGCACTTCGGCACCTTCCTCGAATTCAAGCGTCAGGCCAACATCACCCTTAGCCGGTCTCAGCACAAGCTGGAACGGGAGATAGCCAAACACGCCTCGGTAGACCACTACCGGAACATTTCTGTCGAGCGGCAGGACTGGGGTGACAAGTACCAACGGCCTATGTTCAAGCGCTTCAAGACGGCTCTGATCTTCAGTGATATCCACGACAAGGAAGTTGACCGCTTCTACAAGCGAGTTCTTCACGATACCAACCGGCGGCTTCAGAGCGACTACCTGATTCTCGGTGGTGATGGGTTGGACCTCCCGGAGTTTGGGAAGTACACAGTGGACCCCCGAGAGTGGGATGTCACCGGGCGCATTAGTTACATGATGCACGAGTTCATCAAACCCCTCCGCAACGACAACCCGAAGGCTCAGTTCGACTGGATCGAAGGCAATCACGAGGCTCGGCTGATCCGTCATCTGGCTGATGCCAGCCCGGCAATGCGGGCCATTTTGGCGGACCTCCACGGTATGACCGTACAGAGGCTGTTCGGTCTTGACACCTACGAGATCAATTACATTGCTCGGGCGGACCTAGCGGCGTGGACCGTTCGGGACCACAAGAAGGAACTCGCCAGCAACTACAAGATTTACGAACAGCAGATGGTGGTCCACCACTACCCCTACGCCCAGAAGATGGGCATGCCCGGGGTCAATGGCCACAACCACAAGCATCAGGTGTGGCCGCATTACAGCCCCTTGTACGGTCCCTATGAGTGGCATCAGCTTGGCTGCGGCCACAAGCGCAGCGCCACCTTCTGTGAGGGGGAGTTTTGGGGGTTGGGCTTCATGATCGCCCACATGGATACCAAGTCCAAGACCACGAATTTCGAGTATGTGCCTATCACTGACCACGCGGTGGTGGGGGGCAAGTGGTATACCCGAGAGGACTCCGAGCGGTAGATGCAATCAATTGCATAAAGAAAGTGCTTGACAAACCGCGCGGGACGCGGGATAATTGAATCATGCCGGAAGTACCGGCCTCAAGGGAGTGAGCCAGATGAAAACCGATTACTCGCAGGGTGACAAGGAAGTCACCTATGCCGTGGAGTTCCTGCAATTCGGGTACTTCCAGCCGGGTCCCACAGGTCCGGTGGGCGAGTGGTGGTCGGTCTACAACCGCGAGAAGGACCCGACCGCCGTGGTGGACGATCCGGCGGTGTTCACTTCGCTCGCCGAGGCCTGCGCCTTCGAGGACTCCCTCACCGATCCCATCCTCAACACTCGCGTGGTTCGTGTGACCCGCGAGGCCATCAATCGGGAGGTCGCATGAACCACTATGGCGTAAACGAAACGAACCCAGTCACCCTGGGCTACCATGACGAAGAGGTTGTGGGGTTTGTGGATTGGGCTGACAAACGGCTGGCCAAGATCGAGCGTCTGCGGTTGGTCTCGGACCCCGGCTTCCCGTTCTGGGATGTCAGCTACTGCTACGGACGCCTCAAGACCGGGGGGAAGGTGTCCGTGCAGGTCCCGTTTTCTGGGCCGGCGATGCTTCCGAAGCGGGCATTGCAGAAGACAATCCTCTTCTGGGCCAAGAAGGAAGGGGTATACGCCAAGGGCCTCGGCATCTTCAACGCCATCAGCACGCTGAACTAACATGGCCTACTCCTATCAGGTCATCGAGACCACCAGCGGCTACAAGAGTCGTCGCATCATCACCGACGACCAGACGATTCCGCGCTTCGGCGTTCCTGCTGAGATGATCACTCGGGAACAGGCGGAGAAGCTGATCGCCATGTTCAACGAGACCGGCGCGTGGATGTCCGAGACGTCCTTCAAGAATCGTTCGTGGCGGTATACCCTTCTGTGACCTGTGAAAAGGCGAACAAGTGAACCAACGCCCTCAATACATGTCGGCCCACGCCCTCCAAGATTGGAAGGCGATCAAGCCCAAGATCGAGAGGTATTTCGCCAATCTGGATGAACGCCAGAAATGCAAGTACATGGAACAGGTTACAGAAGTGGCCCAGAAATTCCTGTTGCCCGACAATGGACTGTACTTCGACGACAGGGATGTGGACAACTACGTGGGGGATTTTCACCTGCCGTTCCGCCACGTCGCCTGCGAGTTCAGTTGCGACGACAGCTACGGCGAGGTAGACAAGATAATCGTCGTCGCCGGGGAGATGTCCGTGGATTCACGGAATGGCGACGCGATGACGGCTATCTCTACGGTGGATGGGCGGGATTTTGATCACCAAGGTCAGAAGGTGGCCGCCATCTTCGTCTGGATGCACGCCAGTGGCGCGGGCTTGGCGGATTGGATACCAATTCCCATGATGGCGGTGTTGGAGTACTCCCCTATCGGGACTTTACGCGGTCAGGGCAAGTTCGACCCCCACTACCACATGTGGGGCAAGGGTTGGGCCGAGGCCATCATCAAGGGTACGAAAGCCGACCCCACGTTGGTGCGGCAGTTGATGGCCTCCTGCCTCCAAGACGGCATTCTCGTGTTGCTTCAGATGTGTTCGGTACTGAACTGCTCCAATGTGCGCCATGAGGAGATCAGGGAGCCGAAGTTCATCAATATGAAACGCGCGGCCAAGGGAAAGCCCAAGCTCGATGCCTACCGCATCCTCACCGTGGACGACGGTGAGAAGGTCCGCCACGAGGGAGAGCGTTCGGATGCTGGTTGGACGGGCGTTCACCGCCGTCAGCACGTGCGTCGCGGGCACATCCGTCGTTACCAGACCGGCCGGTGCATTTGGATCAACCAGATGGTGGTTGGACGAGCGGAGTTCGGGAAGCTCGACAAGGATTACAAATTGAGGAAGACACGACACCGATGACGAAGAAAGTGCTTGACAAACCGCGCGGGACGCGGCATAATTGAATCATACGGTCGAACATGATCGAAACCAAGGGAGTGGAAGATGAGCCGGGTCCGTGAAGCAGCGACGCAGATCATCGAAGACGCGATCAAGGGTGGTGATGGCCGCACGACCGCCACGATGTTGCGTAAGCGCTTCAACGTCGCTGGCTTCCCCACTGCCGACAACCACGGAGTCTGCCGCCTTGCGGTGACTCTCGGGTTTCTCGTCCACGGACGTATCATCGTCAAGGGAGCCAAGTAATGGCCGAACTTCTGAACGTCGAACGCACCCGCCGCAACAGTGCCATGACCACCATCGCCACGGTGCGCAGCGAGAGCAACCCCAACATCACGTACCGCGTGGACCTCATCAAGGGCGAGTGCTCTTGCCCCGGTTGGACCATGCACTTCCCGCGTCGGCCCTGCAAGCACCTGCGTCAGATGGGCTTCAAGTGAGTCACTAAAGGAATGGGAATGAACGCCTTCGACATCACCTGCGGCAAGATTCTCGTCAGCGATCCCTGCTACTCGCCGGGGACGTGTGGTACGGTGACCATCGACAATGTGAAGAACGGTCGGTGGCACGCCGAGACCCACCTCAGCGACGAAGGTTCGTGGGGCAAGCGAGTCAGCGCCCTCGTCGCCACCCACGGCCAAGGGGCTGTGGACCTCGATGACCACAGGTGGGAAGTCGTGGGCAACGCCGGGGTGGACAGCGGCCAGTGCGGCATCTGGGACAAGGAGGCCTACGGCCTCAACCAAGGCGGGGACTTCGACGACGAGCGCTCGTTCTACGGCCGTGTGTGTCACGGGACCTCCGTCGAGCCGCAGATGATCGCCACCGAGTTGTTCGGTGTCGCCAGTTCCTCGGGCTTTGGCGACGGCGGCTACGAGGTCTACGCCATCCGCGTGAACGACGAGTGCCTAGCCGTGAAGATCGTGTACATCGGCGAGGAAGAGTACCTCGACGTCGAGGACGACGGCGACAACATCTGATGCAATCAATTGCATGGCGCTGACCGTCCTCAAGAAGCCGGTGAAGCTGTTGGTGGTGGATTACCACCACCGGCACGGGAGTTCGATTTACGCGGCGTGGGTGCCCTTGGGTTTCGATCCCGACGCCGACTGGATCAACGAGAACCTACTGGACGGAGAATTCGAGCCGTACAGGGAAGACGAGTGGCTGGGTGTCGAGTGCTACGCTGTCAAGAACATTCCGAATTTCGAGTCGTAACCGGTCAAGGTGGGCCACCGCAAAGTGCCTGCCGCTGAGAGGAGAGCCAATATGGCCACCAAAACCGCTCCGAAGCGCCCCGTCAAGACGGCCAGCGCCCCGAAGAAGGCCTCGCAAGGCCGCTGACCGGATAGGGAGGTCTTCACGACTCCCCATCCCAACTATTCTGGATACCATGGACACCCAACCCTGCAATCTGCTTACCGCTATGCTTGCCTTGCAGAAGACCTCCAAGGCTTACGAGAAGGAAAAGTACGTTCCGACTTCCGAGAATTTGCGGTTGGTTGTACCCCAAGGTATCGAGCACACCGTAATGTGTCCCAGGGAAGTGGACAAGTGGCATGGCGGAGCGCACCTTGTCGATGCTTACGACAACGCCTTGGACAATGCCGGGGTAGAGCGCTTCCACGGACCGAAGTTCGACGGTGAACGCGCTGTGGAGACCCCCTCCAATCCTTTGGACCGGCTTTGGGAGATCGAGGAGTGGTATCACCGGGTGACCGCCATCGCCAAACTGGTCGGTTTCACCCCCCACGACCCCAACATGATTTCCGGAGGTGGCCACATTCACGCGAGCTACACAGTTCAGATGGCCTTGAAGGCCTTCCGCGATGTGGTGTCCAGACCCTACCTCCTGTGGGTGTTCAACGACCCCAACGACAAGGGCTGCAAACTATTCAACGAGGCTATCGAGAAGATCGACAAAGAGGTCATCGAAGCTGTGGCCGCCCTGCCCGATAACCTCAAACTGGACAAGGTGTTCGACAGTGGCAGCGTGACCGAGAGTTTCCGCCGAGCCGTGATGTACTACGGTAAGAATCTCACATTGGTGAAGGAACGCTGGCTGTTCGATGACAAGGGCTACATGGTGCGTTGGGTACCAGAGCACAAAACGCTGGAGTTCCGCTTCTTTGATGCCCCGTTGGATTGGCCCGAGCAGAAGTCTCACGTTTTGTTCGTCGATGCCTACACCCGGTGGATTATGGACCAGCCACTGCGGCCGACAACGCAGATCAAGCCAATCGCCATTCGTAAGTACACAGAGGATCAAGCTATTGGAGAGTTCCAAGCTTTCTGCGAGGAGTTGAAGCTCGACTCCGCGATGTTCGACAGCCAGATCGCTCGCAACGTCAAGGGGTGGGTCAGCGGTCAGGGCAACTTCGGGTTGGTGAGAATTCCTCCATCACGGGGCCGGAGGGTCTCCGCTGTCGTGGTGGAGGAAGACGGCGAGGAGACACTTGTAGCATGAGCAACAAATCCATAGCTTCCCTCGCCACTGTGAAGTGCCCAGCGTGCGACAAAGAAACTGAGAACGGCGAAGTGCTGCTGCAAACCCGCTTCGTCCGCAGCCCTACAGGCAGTATAATTGGTCGGTTGGACCGTAAAACCTGCGTGGGTTTGGGGCTGTGCCCCGATCATAAGCGCGAGGGCTACGTTACGCTGATCGAAGCCGAGCCGGGTGGGTCGTACACCGGTACGAACCCCGATAGCTTCATTCGCTACGGTGGACTTGGGTATATCAGGACTGAGGTCTGGCCTAAGTTGTTCAACGTTCCCGTGCCCAAACATCTTTGGACGTTGGTGGATCGGGAGGTTTTCAACCGCATCACCAAGTTGCCCGGTGCCGAGAGCATCGACCCACCCCAGCAGGGAGTAGCATGAGCTTCGACGTCAAGATTATTGCGGATTCCGTGGGTCCTCGGGGTAATCGCATCACCACGATGCAGTTGTGCTACCCACGTTTCATCCACGCGGAGTTCATGACGCACAGGGTCTTTTCTCGCAACGCCAGTTCGTCCCGGGCGATCCCTGTCGCCAAGCTGATAGAACAGGTGCGAAATAACCCGGTAATGCCAGTGCATTGGGGCAAGAACCAGCCGGGTATGCAGGCGGACGAGGAGCTTTCCCCCGAGAACATCGGAGCAGTACGTGGTATCTGGCGGGACGCAGCGTATAGGGCGGCGAACTATGCCGAGACGATGGCAAGGTTTGGTGCCCATAAGCAGATTGTCAATCGCATTCTTGAGCCGTGGCAGTGGATGCACACGATTGTCACGGCAACCGAGTGGGACAACTTCTTTGCCCTTCGTTGCCACAAGGATGCCCAGCCTGAGATTCGTCGTCTTGCAGAGTTCATGCGGGAGACACAGCACAGGTCTGTTCCGAAAAAGCTCGACTACGGTCAGTGGCATTTGCCGTATGTCAATACAGAAATTGAGGATGACGGCGAACAGAGTTATCGACACAAGATGTTCTTTGACCCGCCGATCGAGGGGCACCCAGGCGCATGCGGCGTTCAGTTTCTCAACTTGGAACAGGCGCTGAAGGCGTCCGTTGCGCGGTGTGCCAGGGTGTCCTACTTGACGCACGACGGCAAGACCCCGGACATAGAAAAGGACTTGGAGCTTTACGAGCGTCTTGCTGGGTCCGTTCCAATTCATGCCTCGCCTCTGGAGCATCAGGCGATGGTCAACGTCCTAGGCCCCTATGAAGATTGGGTGTGTCTGGGTTGGCAGGGTAATTTCCACCCTGAGTGGGTTCAGTTCCGTCAAATCATCGAAGTGGGGATCAACCCGGATAAGTTGACGCGAGACATGAGGAACTACGCGCCGTAGAAACCGCTTGACAAACCGCGTAGGGCGCGGTAGAATTACAGTATCAAGTCAAGGGAGTGAGCATGAAATTCTACGATCTGGATCAAGCCAAGCCCTTCGGGAAGGAAACCCTCGGGGGCAAGGGCTTTGGTCTTGCGGAAATGCACGCTCTCGGGGTCCCGGTTCCTTCGGCGATCATCATCCCCACGGAGGTCTGCGTCGCCTACATGAAGGACCCGGCCCCCGTGGTTCAGTGGGTGAATGATAACGTGACGGCGATCTACGAGGCACTGTCCGCGCCCACGCAATCCTGGCCTTTGGTTTCCGTGCGTTCCGGTGCCCGGGTGTCGATGCCGGGGATGATGGACACCATTCTCAACGTCGGGTTGGACGACAGCACGTTCACCCATTGGCAGAAGGTGCTCGGCACTGATTGCGTGTTGGATTGCCGCCGCCGGTTGGTCAAAATGTTTGGCAGTGTGGTTCATGGCCTCAAAATGGAATCTGAGAACGTGGAAAGCGCTATGCTGGAGTGGGCCAAGAGTATGGGAGGGGCCGCGTTTCCCGACGCCGAGCAACAACTGGCCTCCAGTATCATCGCGGTCTTCAATTCTTGGAACAACGAGCGTGCGGTTTACTACCGCAAGATGAACAACATCCCGGACGAGTGGGGCACTGCTGTCGTCGTCCAGCGTATGGTCTTCGGTAACCTCAACGACAAGTCGGCGACCGGGGTGATGTTTACCCGGGACCCCAACACCGGCGACCCGGGGGCCGTCGGTGAGTATCTTGTCAATGGTCAGGGTGAAGACGTTGTGGATGGTAGCCACACGCCCCTGCCCCTGATCCAGATGAAGAAGTGGAACAAAGGGCGTTACAACGACCTGATCTCCGCTGGAACCAAGCTTGAATCCCACTTTGGTGATGTGCAAGACATCGAATTCACCATCGAAGACGGCAAGCTGTTCATCCTTCAGACCCGCAGCGCCAAGCGGACCTCGCAAGCTGCCGTGAAGATCGCTCTCAGCTACTGGAACGAAGGTAAGATGGGCGGCAAACCCGGTTTGGGTATGCGGCTCAAGAGGCTCGTGACGTTCGACCAGTTGTGCAAGGTCGATGTCGCCACAGTCGGCAAGACCAAGAAACATTCGTTCATGGGCATTGCCGCCTGTTCCGGCGTCGTCATCGGCAAGCCGGTGTTCACTGCCGAAGATGCAATCAATTGCAAGGAGCCGTGCATCCTCGTGACCGAGGAGACGACGCCAGAGGACATTCAGGGCATGGACAAGGCGCTGGGCGTCCTCACGATGAATGGTGGGCACACCAGCCACGCCGCCGTGGTCGCCCGTAGCATGAACAAGCCCTGCATCGTCGGGCTGGGACTTGAATGGCACGAGGCACTCAAGACCTTCAACGTGGATAAGATCGCCATCGACGGGGCGACCGGCAGGGTCTGGCTGCATGAGGTCCCGGTTCTCGGGGGCAAGTGCGTCGAGAAGGACTTGCTGATCGAGAAGGTAGCGTCGCTTCTGGGCACTCCGGTCGTGGGGGTGGGCATCTATGACGCCACGCAGCAACTCGGGGCACACGATATCGCTGGTGTGGGTGACCACTGCACGAAGAACGCGTTGACCCCTTTCAGCAGGGACATGACCCCCTTGGAGAAGGACTTCTTCTCCCTCTTCGGACCGACAATCCACACCGTCCCCGCGTTTGCCCCGGAGACGGTCTCGGGCATGCAATTGATGAAAGCTCTCTTGGGGTGAGGTAGAATGGGTGCTACCCATGAAAACTACCTGCCCCAAGTGTGCCAGTGAGAACGCGAGATACACGTTCGACGGAGTAGACGTGACTTTACGGTGTACCTGTGGTTATCACAGGGTGGTGGTGTCGAAGTTGGAGCAGATTACGATCCACCACAGCGACTCGAAATCCGAGGTTCGGTTACCTAAACGTGACTCGAACCTCTGGTGGACCTTGGTGGCCCTCGTCGCTTTGGGCGAGGCAAAGGCCGAGGCTATCGCAGAGCGGTTGGTGTGGTTGGGCAAGGAGTTCAACACACGCGATGTGTCGAGCTACTTGACGATCCTCCGGACCAAGAATTTGGTCAAGGAGACCGAGATCATGCGGCGCACCCCCGGTGGTAGTACGTGGAAGGTGGAAGAGCGGTGCATGAACCTCATAGGAGCTAACTGATGCTGAGTCTAGGAGTCAAGCGCAAGAACGAGATCATGATCGGCGATGCGAAGCTGCGCATCGTCGCCGTGCCCTCCGCCACGGAGGTCCAGTGTCGGATCGACGGAGGCCCGATCTTGACAATCACCGACCAGCAGATGACGGAGGTCCTGCCCAACGTGAAGGTCACGCTCGGGTTGTTTCCTGCCGAGGAGCAGTATGCCTTCTACGCCCGCATGCTTTTCGACGCCCCACGCAGCATTAGCATCCAGCGTATCCGTCGGGCCAAAGGCCCGCAAATGGGCGGCGAGTCGGGGTATCAGCGTCAAGCAACTGAAGTGGATGGCTGAAAACGCAGCCCCCCTGACTCACCCCAGTTTCAATCGCCGCTTTCATCAGTACGCTTTCTCGATGTTCGGGGGCCATATCGACGCCGTAGGGGACCTGTCTCGATCACGCTTGACAAAACCAACCCGGCGCGGTAAAATGCTTCTAATGGCTGCGAGAGCCAAGCAGTTCTTGTCTTGGGAGCCGTGCGAGTGTGTTGGGGGTTGTGACGATTGCGTGGACGGACTTCAACCGGTGATCAGAACGGAGAGCTAAATGAACGGCAAGATCAGGTTCAGGGTGGGGAGAAGGGCTGGCACCATCCTCGGTGGGCCATTCGTCAAGGCCAAGGAACGTTGGGGTTTCAAGAAGGTGTTCCGCGTGTGCCTGCGAGAGGGGCAGCCCCCGGCAGCGGAGTGCCATTTCCCCATCGTGGACTTTGGCGTCCCCAAGAAGGAGGACCTTCAAATCCTCGTGGACAAGATCGTGACCAAGCTGCTGCGCGACAAGCCCGTGTATGTCGGCTGTACCGCCGGCATCGGGCGCACGGGGATGATCATCGCCTGCGTCTGGAAGACCTTCCACCGCTGCACCGGCCCGCAAGCCGTGGCAGGGGTGCGCAAGAACTATCTCGCCGCCGCCGTAGAAACCCCGGCCCAGCACAAGCTGATCGACGACTTCGAGCCGCTGTTTCGGACCAAGGTCAAGTTGTTCTTCGCGCGCCTCGGCCTCTAAGTGCTTGACAAACCAGCGAGCGCGCGGTAGAATGGTCCTATAGTCGGAAGATCAAGGGAGTGATGATGAAGTTCGTGGTGCCGAACTCGTTGGACGTCTACCTAGACGCCCCGCACTTCAAGAAGTGGTCGTGGGGGCAGGTTAGCGTCCCGACGGTCAGCGCTCAACGCAAGGACTTCGATCCCACTCCCGGGCACGCGCACCCCGAGGCGGAAGCCGTGGAGTTTTATGCGCTGAACCACATGTTTGGTTTGATCTGCAATCGGTTCACCCGCTATGAGGAACTGCCGGGGTGGGCGATCAAGGTCTGCGACCGCTACATGGAGGTCCTGAACCAGCAGACGATGCGCCTGTTTTACTACCAGACGGTTATCAGTACCCGGGAAGCCCGGCACATGCCGACTCGTCTGGCTTCATGGTGGGCCGAGTGCGAGACCAAGTACACCAAGGAATTCGTCAAATTCCAGATGGGCAACAAAGGTTCGGAGGGCGCGGCCATGACCAAGTTCGATGGTGCCCCGCCGAATATGCCGTTCGTCCTTTTCGTTGATGCGCTGAATCATTGTTTCCGCAAGGGCGGGTTCTCCGGGTCCTTTGGCGGCTCGAAGTGGGGCAAGGTCAACGATAATCTCTACCGGCTGGTCACTGGTCAGGTGACCGCAGAGGCCTTTGTGGACACCGCCTACACCTTGGCCCATAACACTGGACCTATCTTCAACAAGGGCTACTACTACCACGTTCAGCTTAACCAGCAGTTGATCAAGATTCTCGATCTGCAACGCGCTGGTCTGATTCCGACATTTGTTCTCTCCTGTCCTGATGAAGTAGCTCAAGGCTACCTCCCGGATTTGGTGAAATTGTTCTGCGACAACATGCCGAACCACGGGATCGAGGACAAGATCGACTGGCAGAAGGTGCAAGCTGCCGGGGCCGTGGGCAACTACAGCAAGCTGGCGTCTGGTGCCACCCCCTTCGTTCCCAAGACAAAGAAGTTGGTCAAGGAGCCTGTGGGAGTTACGCCAGTGAAGTTCCCGGGTGTTCCCGAAGATGCGCAGTACGTGACGCAAGTCCAGTACTACCCCCACGAAGTTCTCACCGTTTATAAGAGGAAGTCCAAGTGAGCAAACATGACCCGCTATTCAGCAGCGGTGGTGCGAAGGGCAAGAAAGACAGTTTCAGCGCCTGCTACCACACCCACCCGCCGCTCAAGCTGCCCGGGGGTCTCACCATTTACGGCGGTGGGGCACACAACCCCGTGGTCAAAGACGGTGAGGTATACCTCGCATTGGAGGGCAGTTCGGCCAAGGGGATGAAGCCGTGGTTGCTGGACTCCGGGCCGCTTCACGTGGCCTTCCCCATCATCGACCGGCATGCCCCCAAGGACCCCGAGGAGTTCAAGCTGATGATCGACTGGCTATGCAATCAATTGCATGCCGGGAAAAAGGTCCACGTTGGTTGCATTGGTGGCCACGGGCGGACAGGAACGGTGTTGTCCGCCGTCGTTGCCAAGCTGGGGGAGAAGGACGCCATCACCTACGTCCGTAATAACTACTGCCACAAAGCTGTGGAGTCGGAGGCGCAGGTGGACTTCCTTGTTCAGTATTACGGGGTGAAGAAGGTCGCCAAGTCCGATAAGAGCGGCAGTTACGATGACGAAGGGTGGTCCAAGGGAACTACGACCGGGCGATATTCCGGCATGCAGCCCAACGTCAGCAACTCAAAGGCGACCTACGCCTCGTCGTTCAACAGCAAGTACGTGACCGTTGACGATAAGGCTTGGGAGATCGTTCAGTTCGGCCAGTCCAAAAAGAGTTTGTGGTCACCCCACGAACCTGCTTGACAAACCGGCGAGCGCGCGGTAAAATGGTCCTATAGTCAAGGGAGTGAGCGAAATGGCGAAGGCCAAGGCAAAATTCAGCGGTAGCGAGTATCTGGCGAAGTTGTTTCCGCTACTGGAGCCAGAGGCTCTCAAGTACCTCGACACCGTGGTACAGATCACTGTGTGGTCGAGCGGCTTCTACGCCGCCTGCCCCTTTACTGGCAAAAAGGCGTTCTTCACCACAACCACTCCGCCGGAGTCCCTGTATGCCAATTGGGCGGCGGATTTTAGCTCGACCAAGTTTCACAAGGCTCGCACGGAAGTCACCAACGCCATCAAGTACACGACAGGCGTGGGCTATACGAAGCTGTACGACCACGCGCAGGGACTTGCGAAAGCCAAGAAGGCTTCGCTCGAATTGGCCAAAGTTTCGACCGTCGAAGTGTGGCAGAAGAACATGGTCGGGCTGCTTCAAAGCAACCTTCCCGATGCCACGTTTACCATCACGGAAACGACCCCCAGCAAGAGTTTCCTCGTTGCCATCACACCGCCTCTTCCCCTGCCGCAGGCCAAGTGGTTGTGGGGAATCCCGGCAGAAGTTTTTGGCGGTTCCGCGCCGACTCCTGCTTCTACGACGCCGGCCCCGTCCAAGCCTGTGCCGGGTAAAAGCGCTGTTGGTCTGGAATTGAAGCATGCCAAGGCCCTCGGTGAGGGCGTCAAGGGAACCAGTACAGACGTCGTCTATCGGGTCATCGCACTTGGGGCCGCGTGCAACATCGCTGCCAGAGTCCATGGGCAAAACCTGTCAGTCCGAGTCGAAGCCCCGGCGGGCAAGACCCTGTCGCCCTTGGTCACAGGTGCCCTGACGAGCCTCAAGTTCGAGAACAAGGACGGGTACTCCAGCAACCACTACGTGCTCAACGGTATCCCGCCTTACCGTGTGATCGGGGCGATTTTGTCGAGCATCGACACCACCTTCACCGCGCGGGTCCTCAACCCCGCGCAAACCATCAATGCTCTCTCGGGGAAAGTCGATGTCAAAGCCCAGTAGTTCTACCCCCCCGGTAATCGGGGGGCGGCCTCTTCATGAAATCAAGGTGGGGGAGACGGTCGAGGTTTCGTCAATCCTTCCTGCGTTGCCGGTCAACGCCAAGGCCACCTTGGTCGAATACGAGCCGGAGAAGTACTGGGAATTCAATCTGCACCTGTTGGGTATCCCCTTCGCCCTGTGCTACGTGGAGAAGGTCAGCGGGCGCTACACCTGCGGAGTACTGGAATGAGCATTCCCTCGATGATCTGGGGCGTAGCCGACACCTTCGCTATGGACCTCAAATTGGCGAAGAACGGGAAGTCCATGGTGGTGGTCGGGCAGGACATCAACAAGGAGGCCACCTGTGGTCCCTGGTCGGTGGACATGGTCAAGACCGTCCGTTCTGACTTCTGTTTCGAGCACCAGTGTGGGTTGTTTTTCAAGATCAGAAAGAACCTGTGGGGCTACCTCGTAGCGGCCCCCGGCAGCCTCGTGCTGTACCTGTTGGACGCTAAGGTGGCGGGGCTAAACAGTGGGGAAATGCAGAAGGCCGGGGAAGGTTCGGTCGCCGGTACCCTCAAGAAACTGGGCGCGGCGATCAAAGGCTCTTTCTGCTACAATAGCGGCTCGCGCTCGTGGGAGAGGTATCTTGGCATCAACGCTGCTGGTATGGGCCAAGGAAAGCCCACGGGACCTTCTCTCCAAGCTGTCGTCGGCTCTGCAACGGACGCCGGGGATCAGGCTTCAGTATTCGGACGATCTGAACGCACTCCCGTATCACCCCGAGGCAAAACTGATCCTTGGGTTGGGTGGTACAGTCCATAAAACCGCACAGACTCTCGGGGTAGTCCCGAAGAACCGGGGTCTAGGTAGCTGTCGGGGGCAGTTGTGGCAAACGCCTCTCTGTCCCCTCATGCTTTCCTATGGGCCGGGGGTCTCGCAGGTCGAGTATGCGTGGTACGTCGATCTCCTGTGCGATACCATGCTCGCCGCGCGCTACGTCACCACCGGTTCGTTGGCCCCCAAGATGGGCAAGTACCGGTGGACCTTGGACTTCGCGGAGATGCACGCCCGCGCGTTGGCGCAGTTCCGCCGCACGGGCATCCCCGTGGAGATGGCCTTCGACACCGAGACCGAGGGCTTGGACCCTTACGACGAGACCAAGACCTTCGTCTCGCTGCAACTCAGCATCGCCCCGGGAGAGGCCGATGTCATCCACATCGAGAGCCGCGACCACGTGGCTAGGTTGCGACAGGACATGGTGTTCATGGACTGTCTGCACGATCTCTTCAACAACCCGGCTTTTCGGATGCGGATGGCCAACGGGAAGTACGACCTGAACTGGCTGTTCTCCAAGTTTGGGATCGAATGCACCAATTTCTCTTTCGACACCACTCTCGGCGGCAGTCTGCTGGACGAGAATCGCAGCAACGCCCTCGATATTCACGTCAAGCTCTACACCGCTTCTTTGGGCGGCTACAGCGACGAATTCGACAGGACGGTCGATAAGAGCAAGATGCGAGAGGTACCCAAAGATCAAAAGTTCTTGGACTACGCCGGTGGAGACAGCGACGGTTGCCTTCAGGTGTCTCTGGCCCAGAAGGAGGAGATCAAGCAGGACGTGGGTCTCAGCCGCTTCTACGTCAACCTCCTGCACCCGGCTGCCCGGGCCTATGAAATGGTGGAGCGTACCGGGGTCTGCTTGGACATGGGGGCTTTTGCCGACCTCGACACAGAACTCCGCTCTCATCTTGAGGGCTTGGTGACCCAAGGCCGGAAGATCATTGGCGGGTTGCTGTACGCCCACCACATGAAAACCGACGGGTCTCTGAATCTGGTCAAACCAACCCTGATCATTGACTTTCTGTTCACCCCCAAGGGCCTGAACCTAAAGCCCTTGGCGTGGACCGCCGGGGGCAAGGACGGTACCAAGGAAAAGCAGCCGTCCACCGCGATGGAAGACCTGCTACCTTTCAAGAAGCACCCGGAGGCCGCGCCCTTCATCGAGTTGCTCTCGGAGTACAGCAGCGCCAGCAAGACCTACAACACCTACGTCACGGGATTTCTGAAACATCGTCGAGGCGATGGGCGCTTTCACCCCAGCTACTTCTTGCACAAGGGTAACAAGGATGAGGGGGAGGGCGGGACAATCACCGGACGCCTCTCTGCCCGAGACCCGGCTTTTCAGACGATCCCGAAGCACACCAAGTGGGCACAGAAGCTGCGGCGTTGTTACAACGCGCCGCCGGGCTACGTGGTGATTGGGGGCGACTATAACCAAGGAGAACTCCGCGTCATCGCCTGTATTGCCAACGAGAGCACGATGATCGCCGCGTACCGGGATAACATGGACCTCCATGCTCTGACCGCCGGTAGATTCTCGGGGTACACCTACCAGGAAATGATGGTGCTCTCTGAGAGTGATCCCAAGAAATTCAAGGCGATTCGGCAGTTGGGCAAGGCCGGGAACTTCGGTTTGATCTACGGCATGGGCATCGACGGGTTCTTGATTTACGCCGCGTCTAACTATGGAGTAGACCTGGAGTACGAGGCAGGGGCGGCCTTCCATAGCGGGTTCTTTGCCACATACCCGCGACTCACCGACTACCACATCGAGTACAAGGCTTTCGCGCGCAAGCACGGATTCGTTCGCACCCCGCTAGGACGCATTCGTCACCTGCCGTTGATTTACAGCCCGCTGCGGGAAGTCTCGTCGAAGACTGAGCGGCAGGCCATCAACTCCCCAGTGCAAGCCACGCTGTCGGACTTGAGCCTTTTGACCTCTGCCGAATCGTACAAGCGTGGGTGGCACTTGCGCATGCCCCAGTTTGGAATGGTCCATGATCAGAACCTTTGGTACTGCCCAGAGGATCACGTCGAACAGTATGGCAAGGAACAGAAGGAATTGATGGAGAATCTGCCCCTTAACGAGTTCGGCTGGAACCCCCAGTTGCAATTTACTGTGGACATGGAGTACGGTCCTAATCTAGCGGACCTCAAGTCCCTGTAGATCAGCAGCCCTCCCCCTAGTACACTAATGGTCGTTCACCGTCCGGGACTGGTATGCTCAAAATAGCCAAGAAGGGGAAACCCGCCGTCAGGGAGCCGATCTTCATCGAGAAGGTCCTCAAAGGCGACACCTTCAAGGTGATGGCCGACGCACGGACGGAGTTGGAGGACGAATTCAACTCCGACTACTACCGCGTAGGCGGTAAGGGTGCGAACAAGTTCTTGCTGCCTCCGTACATTCCTATGGAGCTTCAGCAACTCACGCTTCACAACAACACGTTGGGCCAGTGCGTCGAGGCGATGGAAGTCAACATCGACGGTACCGGCTATGAGTTCGTTTCCGAACAAGAGGGTTCTCAGCCCCCGCCGACTGAGGTCGAGCGGCTGCGTGGCTTCTTCGAGGAGCCTTCCCCCGGTGAAAACTTCATCACCCTCCGCCGTGCCACCCGGCGCGATATGGAGCAAGTGGGTTGGGCAATTTGGGAGATTCTCCGTAACCTCCAAGGTGAGATGGTGGGCGTTCGTATGTTGGTCACCAGCACAATGCGGATGGTCAAGCTTGACGAGCCGGTGATGGTCTCTCAAACGATCACGCGCAATGGCGCGGAGATCGAAATGACAATGATGAAACGGGAGCGTCGTTGGGCGCAGTGCCTCGTCCATGCCGCTGGCGGCAACAACAAGTACTTGCATTTCAAGGAATACGGCAGTTCCCGTGATCTCGACAAGGAAACTGGGGAGTGGGCACCACAGGGCACCGTTCTGCCGGCGGATAAGAAAGCCAGCGAGGTCCTCGTCTTCGGTGTTCACCCCGACGTCGCCACCCCGTACTTTCTGCCGCGTTGGATCAATAACACCCCAGCAGTCGTGGGTAGCCGCAAGGCCGAAGAAGAGAATCTCCACTTCTTCGACGCCGGGGGTCTTCCGCCCGCCATGATCCTCGTGACCGGCGGCACCATGGGAACCGCGACTTCCGACCAACTGAAGGCCTACTTGTCGGGGATGAACAAACACCGGCACCGCGCTATCGTTGTGGAGGTTGCCAGTACTTCGGGCGACATTGACAAGTCCTCACCGGTGGGTGTCCACGTCGAGCGCTTCGGCGGCGAAGGCAAGAACGATCCAATGTTCGACAGTTACGACGAACAGTGCCAAGACAAGGTCTTGCGAGCCTTCCGGTTGCCTGGTTTGTTCATCGGCAAGATGCAGGACATGAGCCTTGCCTCCGCCGTAACCGCCTACATGGTGGCCGAGGCACAGGTGTTCGGACCCGAACGCATCGAGTTCGACTCGATCATCAACCGCACGATCATGAAGGAACTCAAGGCCAAGGGCGTGAGGTTTCGCAGCCTGCCGATCACTTTGACCAATGTCGATGCGCGTCTGCGTGCGCTTGCTCTCGCCGGACCGCAGGTCACCGGCAAGTCCTACATCGACGAACTGAACAAGACGGCCGGGACCTCGCTGGAGTTTGTTGAACCGAAACTCATCGGAGGTGGGCTGAGCATCAGTCCGTTCCCCGACGCCGATGCTGCCCTGCCGGCGGTTCAGGAATTGCTGGATCAAACAGCGGAGAACGCTTCCGTCATGGCTGACGCCCTACAAGGGGCTACGGGGAACGGCGAGGCAACGGACGCGCAAAACTCACCCGACGCGGCAGAAACGGCCCAGAGCGCCGGGGAAGGGCCTTCCGGTAACCGTCCAGCTCAAGACGCGACAACCACCCCGAAAGAGAAGGGGCTTCGTCAACTGGTCCGTCTTGCCGATCTTTACGCCCAATGCTACGGGCTAATCACACAGCGTCAGGAGTTCACTCCGGAGGCCATTCAGAAGATCGAGCGCGTCGTTTCGGGCCTCAGCCCGGAGCACAGTGAAGCGTTCATGCAGTTCGTGGCCAGCATGGCCAGCAACCAACCCCGAGTGAACGAACCCCACCGGCACTGACGCATGAACCTCGACGGCTACATAGCGGTCGAGCGGGGTCTGGTGAAGAGGTTGGTCAGCACGTGGAGACCCCTCGCCGCCTCCCAGTTCGAGCCGATTAAACAGGCGGTGGCTGAGGCCAATTTCGAGAAGGCTCGCCTATTGGCTGCCGACATCGACATGGGGCCGGTGGTCTCGGCTAACAAAGAGTTCATCCGATACAGCCTGTTCGCCGCCGCTATGTTCGGCAGCAAGGTCGCGGCACAGGGTAAGAGGACCCGTAGCAACCCCAAAAGGTACGACCGGCTGGTGAACCGCGCTACTGGGTTGTTTTTCAAGACCGTGAGCGACGCCGCGACCAGCACCGTTTTTCGGACGGCGATGCAATCAATTGCATTGGCTGAAGAAACCTATCGTTCGGTTCAGAAGGCGGACGTTCCCCGCTTTGTGAAGGAGTTCGTGTCGTTCGCGCAGGATGGGGACGCACAACTCCAATTGGCCAGCGCTTTGCACACTAATCGCTTGGCGGTCTGGGGTTTCACAGCCGAAGCACAGGTCAGAAAGATCACCACCTACGAACTTCAAGCTCAGTTGGACGACCGCACGAGCGCCTTCTGCGAAGCTGTCAACGGCAGGCAGTTCAAGGTCAGTGATGCCCGGGATAAAGTGGTGGAGGCTCTTTCCGTGGCCTCTCCGGAGGACTTGAAGGAGGTACAGCCGTGGCCTCCGCAGGACAAGGAGAGCATCGCCGAAGTCGAAGGAATGTCCGGGGATGACCTGGTAGAGCGGGGATGGCATATCCCACCGTTTCACCCCTACTGTAGAACCCTTCTCGTAGCCGTGGACGATGGGGTAGAGGCCGTAGAAGAGGACGACACTGGAGAACCCACGGACGAGCATGATTTCATTGCGACCCCCGAGACCTTCGCCGAGCTAGGTCAACAGGTATCGGAACAGGACGTGGACTGGTGGAACACCTATGTGGCTGCCAACCCTACCGAAGTTCTGGCCTCCCTGTCAGGCAAGGCCCCAGGGGACATCATCAAGAACCCGTCTGACGTCGCCCTTCGTGTGAGGGACGACGATGTGGTTTTTTTAGCCAAATCAAACGTTGGGGAGGGTACCGCCGATGTGCGTCAGGTCTTTGATCCGTTTACTGCGACGCTTTATCAAACAAACACGGCGTTCGCTGGTGCTTCCCCCGCCGCCGCAGCGGGTTTTCTCCGTCGAGTCTTTCCGGGATTGCGAGACGAAGGACGTTCTCTCGGGGCCTCTTCACTGGTTGTAGGGGCCTCCGGGGCTGGTGGATACGCGCTTGCTTCGATGGGGTTTTCCACAAGTTTTGCCGAGTGGACCTACCTGCGAGACGACATACTCGCCAAGGTAGAGAAAGGCACCCTACCTCTGTCGGATTTGAGCGCAGCGGAGCGTCAAACAGTCATCGACGTTTTGTCCTCCAATGATCCCACGGGCCTCGTGGTTTTGGCCGATTTGCCATACACACAAGACGGACAACCTATAGGGCTTTTGCTCCTACGAGATCGCAAGTTTCAAGCCGTGTTGGACCTGACCGACAGCGATGCCATGGAACAGTTCGAGGAGTACTGGTGATGAAGACACAACCCCTCAAGGTTGACTTCGAGGACAAGGATCACGCCGATGACATCTGGCTTTCCTTGGTCAAGAAGGAAACGTCACACGAGTTCGCGGCCAGCTTTCTTCGTCGCCGATGCGGTTACCCCGATCAAAAGGCCCGCTCTTCCGTTGGTGCTAGGCCCAACATTTTCAAAGGTTGGGATGAGTCCGACCATCCTCGTGACGAGTCGGGCAGATTCTCCGACGGGGATGGCTCAGGAAGCAACCACAGTGGGGTCTACGAGCGCATTACGCCTAGTCATGTGGAAGGCTTCGATAGGGATGTGTTCGAGCAGACTTTTCCAGGTACAGACCCCAGGGACTTCCTAGAGGCCCTACTAGGCCCCGACGCCGATCCTCGGTTTGTAGAGGTCAGCAACTACGGCGGCAAGTACTCGCTCACCGTGCGGGAAGGTGGAACCGTTCACGGCCACGAGATTGAGTTCTATCAGCGAGATTTCTATCCCAAAGACGGGGTGGTAGTTCACGAGTACCTCATCTTCAAGGAGCAGGGGGCCGGCAACGCCAAAGACATGTTCCGCTCGGCGGTGGACCTCTACGACAAGATGGGTGTCAAGGAGATTAGGGTTCACGCGGCACTAGAACTTGGGGCGTACACGTGGTCCAAGTATGGTTTCCGTTACGGCGACGCTGCGGATCGTCTCGCCCATGTCAATGGTTTCGAGGGAGATAGCGCCACCAATCTAAGGGAGCGCCTGGACGAGTTAGTGCCCTCTAGCGAGGTCCAGCGGATGTCCTCCGAGGAGTATGAAGAGTACAAAGCCTTGAAACTCCTCCTGAACGTCCAGGATGACCGATTGAACCAATTGTTGTCGGACTTCGAGACCCCTGAATTGGACAAGTTGGTCTCCCACCTTTCCGAGGAGAAGCTCGACAAGGGCAGTAGTTTCATCAAACACCTGTTTTACAAGACACACTGGACAGGCCTTCTTGATCTCGACAAAAACTCTCCGGACCGGAAGCGGTTGGAGGCTTATCTTCGCGCCAAGAGCAAGCTCCGTGCCAAGAAAATACTTGACAAACTGGCAAGCGCGTGGCAGAATTGGACTATGAAAACTGCGAAGAAGCCTCCGAAAGGTTTTTCCTCCCGGGTGGGGAAGAAGTACTCCGACAAGGAGATCATGCTGACCTTGTTGGGTGACGAACCCGATGTCAGCAAATCCTCGCGTGATCTCGCCACCAAACTGGACCTGCCCTCCTCCATCGTGGATCGGCTGGGTAAGAAGTGAGGGGGCCAATGATCCCGGTGTTCTTTCACCTGGACGCCATCTGCGATGTCGTAGGAACTCGTAGCCCGAGCGCCAGCAAACCTGGGTACGTCATGGAGAATTGGTTGCGTAAGTACAGCGATCAGATCAACGTAGTGACCCACGAGGCGGCGGAGATAGAGGAACTAGACGCGGTTCATGACCCCCAGTACGTCCGAGACGTAATAGGTTTGCGTCGCAACAACGGTTTTGGTAATCGTCAAGCCAATGTCCCGCGTTCCTTGATGTACACAGTGGGCGGGATGATTCATGCTGCACAGGCGGCGCTGGAGTACAACTGGGGTTCCGTTGCTGTTCCCTACTCAGGTTTCCACCACGCAGGTAGGGACTACAACGGAGGTTTCTGCACGTTTAATGGCCTCATGGCCGCCGCCGTTTCCGTACTGGAGCAACACATGTGTGGCTCCGTGCTGATTCTTGACTGTGACTACCATTACGGAGACGGCACCCAACACATCCTAGACACCGGAGATTTGGAGACCGCCGGCATTCATCATTGGTCTTCGGGTTTCTTGTATCACGACAAGTCCGAGGCGGAGGATTTCTTCGCCGGGTTGAAGACCGTTCTCCATGACCATCGACGAGTCGATCTTGTTTTGTATCAAGCTGGAGTCGACCAGCACATTCGAGACCCTCTTGGCGGGTTGTTGACCACCAAGCAGATGCAGAGGCGGGATCGCATGGTGTTTGAGCATTTCAACGAACACGGCGTTCCCGTGGTATGGGATTTGGCCGGAGGCTATCAACAACCCCTAGAGCGCACTTTGGCGCTGCATGACCAGACCATGAGGGCCTGTATCGAAGCCAACCTCGGTTAGTCCACCACACCACAGACTAGGCGGCTACGGCCGTCTTTTTTGTTGCTCGACAGCCCCTCCCTGCGTACCATGGGGACCCGATGCAATCAATTGCATGAGGTCCCATGACAGCCACCGCAACAATCACCCTATCTGGCACGCTGGACGACGCTCCGAGCGGCTCCAAGCAATTCGCGGGCACGTTGTCGAGCGCAGCGGCCTGCCCGGCGACACTGCTCGTCGCCTTGTCCACCAGCTTTGCCGCCATCACGGTGCCGACGCTTCCCGCCCCTACGGGCGTGATGATCAAGCTTCCAGCGGGTAACACCCACGAGGTCACCCTCAAGGGCGTCACTGGGGATACGGGCATCAAGATCGGCAAGACCGGTTGGACGGTCCTCAGTTGGGACCCCGCCAGCATTCCAACGACTTTCGGCATGGTTGCCGCCGGGACGGTTACCAATCCTGCCGAAGTCAGCTTCTTCTAGGAGTCGTTATGCCCAAGATCAAACTTAACCTCAGTAAGAAATTCCAGTTGCCCCTTGGAACGGTGATGTCTGGTGCCCAGTTGGCCGAGCACCTCAAGCCCGTCGAGAAGGGCGCGCAGGAAGGCCACCCTTTTTATGGCAATCAATGGTCGGACGGCGGGGGAGGCGGGGGCAAGGACAGCGGTTACAAACAGAAGGGTGGTGGGGTGGATAAGCTAACGGTCGGGGATAAGGCCGGGGAAGTGGAGTACAACGTGGCTGGACAAGGCGACGAAAACTCCTCCATTGCTTTCTGGAAAGTCGAAGGCCCCATGAAGGCGGCGGTGGAAGACCTGGGATTCTCTCTGGAGGATGCTGGGTTTACCACCGATGACGGGGAATCGTGGCTCCACGATGACGGGCGCAGTGCTTTCGTGGAAGTGGATGGGAAGAACCTTCAGGTAACGATAACGCACAGCCGTGGGGCTGGGGACCAAGACGAGGACTGACATGCCGCGCATCCGCAAATCCGACGACGCGCTTCGCATCATCTGGGCCGAGGTCTATGCCCCGGATCGCCCGGACTCGGATGGCGAATTCATGACCGCCAAGACCATCAGGGAGATGGCTCACAACTTTCTCCGTGCGGGCAAGACCAAGATGGTCGATGTCGAGCACGACAACAAGGATTACCCCGGTGTTGAGGTCGTCGAGAGCTTCACCGCGCAGAAAGGTGACCCGAATTTCATCGAGGATTCCTGGGTGGTCGCCGTACACATTCCCGACGACGAACTCTGGGGAAAGGTCAAATCAGGCGAGATCAACGGTTTTTCCGTCGAGGCCATGGTGAACAAGGAAGAGCGGGACGTGGAGATCGAGGTCCCGCCGGTTGTCACCGGGGTCACCACCCAGGAAGAAGGGCACGCCCACAAGTTCTCTGCGGAGTACGACGAGAACGCCAAGTTCCTTGGTGGCGTCACGGATGCAGGTCCGGATGGTCATTTTCACCGTATTTCGCGCGGAACTGCCACGGACCAGTCGAACGGTCACAGCCATCGTTTCTCCGCTATCGACCAGATCAAGATCGTTTCTGCCTAACGGAAATTTGAAAGGCAGAGAACCAGACAGGTAATATTCGCTTCGTTAAACACAAGTAGGGCCGACAATGAAGGTGAAGACCACTCTGGGCGAGATGAAGGACTGTGAGGCCGAACGGGTCTCGCTCGTCAAGTACGGGGCGAACCAGACAGGCCTGAAAATCATGAAGTCCAACAAGGAGCACGGAACCATGTTCGATCTGAGCAAGCTGGGCAAGGCCTTCAAGAACGTGAAGGACGAGGTCGTCAAATCGGCCACCGAACTTCTCGGCGTCATGGTGATGAAGGGCAGCGAGAAGAACTTCGCCGCCATCACGCTCGCGCTCAAGTCCGCCGGCCTCAAGGTCGAAACGGTCAAGGACGTCGGCAATGGCGCGGTGGTCTTCGCGCAGGCCGAGTTCGACGAGAAGACCGAGGGGGTCGAGGCGATCCGTCTGAACGACCACGTGGTTGCCGTCGTCAAGGGCTTCAGTCCGTACAGCAACGGCATGTGGGAGAGCGACGACTTCGACAAGAAGCTCAAGGTCGAAGGCCTCTATCAGAGCGTCTACACCGCGTGCTCCGCATTCCAGTCCTCGCTGGCCTCAGTCCTTCAGAAGGCGGAGTCGCCGGAGGCTGCAAAGGAGGCGACCGACAAGCTGGTGGCCAAGTTCGGCAAGTACGTCACGAACACCGTCGGCGGGCTGCCTGTCGAGGCGTTCAAGATGGCCGACCTGATCGAAGCCTCGGTGGTCTCCACGGTCGCGGCGGAGAAAGCGGAAATCGCCGAGGCGGCCAAGAAGGCTGCGGAAGCGCCGGCCGAGAAGACGACGGAGACGAAGACGGAAACCCCTGCGGCGGTCGAGGCGACTGCTGCGCCGGTCCCCCCGGACTTCGCCAAGATGATCGAGGTTGCTCTGGCCCCGGTGGCCAAAGCGATTTCCGATCTGGCCCAGACGGTGGACGGGGTGCAAAAGGCCCAGTCCGAGGTGGTGGCGCAGGTGAAGGAAGCCACGACCAAGGCAGCGACGTTGGAGACCAAGCTCAAGGGCACGGTCATCAGCGGCGCGGGCACCGGTGACACCGCCAGCGGCACCGAGGACTACGGCCTCGATTCCGAGGACGCGGTCATGGTCGGCGACACCGGCTTCAGCCGCACCCGCAAGACCCATGGAACGCTGTACAAGCAGTAAACCGACAACCACTCGACCAGACAGGAGCAGGACATGAAGAACAAGGACATCATCGCCAAGGCCGATCTGGCGCTGTCGGACATCGCCTCGGCAGGAAAACTCTCGACGACCCAAGCCAACCGGTTCATCCGGAAGGTGATCGACCAGCCGACGATCCTCAACGTCTGCCGCGTCGTTCCGATGCCGTCGCCGACGCACAAGATCAACAAGATCGGGATCGGCAGCCGCATGCTGAAAGCGGCGACCGAGAACACCGCGCTCTCGTCGGGCAACCGCACCGCGCCCTCGTTCGAGGCGGTCTCGCTCACCAGCAAGGAACTGATCGCGGAAGTCCGCATCCCCTACGCAGTGCTGGAGGACAACATCGAGGGCGGCAACGCTTTCGCAGCCCTCCAACAAGGCGCGGGCGGCCTGCACAACACGCTGGTCGACCTGATGGCCGAGCGTGCGGCGCTCGACCTCGAAGAACTCGGCATCCTCGGTGACACGGGTTCGGGCGACGCCTACCTCGCGGTCACCAACGGCTGGCTCGCCCTGATGTCCACGAACTCCGTGGATGCCGGTGGTGTCGCCTTCGACAAGAGCATCACGAAGGCGGGTCTCAAGGCCATGCCGACGAAGTACCTGCGCAACCGCACGCTGATGCGTCACTTCGTCTCGGTGAACAACGAGACCGAGATGCGCGACAGCTACGCGAATCGCCAGACGGCGATGGGCGACACGCAAGTTCAGGGCAACCTCCCCCTGTTCTCGTTCGGCTCGCTCGTCAACGGTGTGGCGCTGATGCCGGCGACCAAGGGCATCTTCACGGACCCGCTGAACCTGATCATGGGCATCCAGCGCGACGTGACGATGGAGTACGACAAGGACATCACGACCCGTCAGTTCATCATCGTTCTGACGTGCCGGGTGGACTTCCAGATCGAGGAAGAGACCGCGACGGTGAAGTACACCAACATCGCGGCGTAAGCCTCCACGGCGTTCATCGGGTGATGAACCTCTGACCTCTCCCTCCTCCAAAGGGGTCAGAACTTAGGCGGGTGGTTCCGAAAGGGCCACCCGTTTTTCTTGCAATCAATTGCATCAATAAGGTAGGATTCTCCTGCGGCAATTTAGCCCGTCAGGAGACCACATGGGACTGAACATGGACCCCACCAAAAAGGCCGGGGACAAGAAGGACGCAGGAGCAAAGGCCGTGGCCAAAGCGGCCCCGGAAGTCGAGGAGGTTCTCCTCACCATGTCGGTGTACAAGAGGTCGCCGATGCGACACGTGTATCAGGGGCACCTGTACGAGTCTGGTGTCGTCTACGCCTTCGAGCCTGCCGCTGCGCGCATCATGCTGAGACTTCAGTCGGATGCCGGTGTCCCGATCTTCATTCGGTACGAGAAGCCGGTGTCGAAACGCCGCGTCGAGGATGACGTTGCGCAAGGTCCGAGGATCGTGACGGCTCCGAAGCCCGTGGACGAAGTCGCTGACCTCGGGTTGCAACCCGTTCCGAGGCGTCACCGGATCGACGCCGGTACCGAGGACGAACTCCCGCCGGAATTCCGGGGCGGTGAAGGGATGGGCGGAGACATGACTTCCGCCGACATCGCCGAGAGCGGTACGAAGGTCTAACCAAGGGGCGGCGATGGACGTATTGATCAATGTCAAGAAGTTGAGTGTGAGGATGGGTCTGCCGGAGGATTCGGTGGATACCGTCAAGCCTCAACTCAAGATGGCGATCATCGCCGCCCAGCAGTACCTTCAAGCTCAGATCGGCACCCAGCTTCAGAAGGGCAGTTACGTCGATCACTTCTACCTCGATGAATACGCGAACGCCGGTGTTCGTCCGGCTGGCTTTTTCGCGCTGAGTTTGTCCAATGGCTTCTTGCGGGCCTCGCCGGCCCCGGTGTTCGAGTATGCGGACGAGCGCTCCATCGACGACGGGAGTTGGACTGCTTTCGAGGTGGGGACGACCTTCACTACCGATCTCCCTCTCGGGCGGTTGGCTGTGCAGGAGGTGTTCTCCGGTAAGTGGGTACGCGCCACCTACGATGCGGGCTTTCAAGCCGGCGACACAATTCCCGATTGGATGAATGAAGCCATTGCCGCGTTGGTCCCGGCGATCCTTCAGTTTGGCAGCGTCGCCATAGCCCAAGGTTCGGACTCCCCGGCAACCAAGCTGGCGGTGGACCACGCCAACACCGTGATCCAGCAGTACAAGCGCCGGACTTACGGCATCGTTATCAGGCCGTCGTGATTTCCATCACTGTCGCTGGTCAACAAGAGATCATCGACCATCTCGATGCACTGGAAGTCGCGTTAGACGTCGAATCCATTCTCGACGAAGCGGCGGCATTGATGCTTGCCCGAATGCGGCAGCGGTATCTTGCCAAGCTCACCCCGGACGGTATTCCGTGGATTCCTTCCGCCCGTGGGCTGTACCGGGAAGCCCTGGGTGGCCCAGGCACGTTGTTTGACACCGGTAGACTTTTCCACAGCATTCAGCTTTTCGGAAGTGATGAACCAAACACCAGGACCCTCGGCACGGACGTCGAATACGGACCGTATCTTCAAGGGGCTGCGGACAAGAACTGGATTTTCCTCGGCTTCGGTGAAGAAGACGCCGAACTCGCCCAAGAATTGGTAGTGCAACGGATTCAGGAGAGCCTCACGTGAACCTCATCACCTCCATCATGGACGATCTTCAGGCGAAGATCGCGTCCATCGAGGCTTTCGAGAAGAAAACCATCAAATTCATCGAGCCGGATGTCCTGACCAAGGAATTCACCGGGTTGGCCTTGCCTGCCTGTGCCCTCGGCTACGAGGGTATGCGCTCGGTGGATGTGGCTCCCGGAGCCGTGAAGGTTACCCACCGAGTAGGTTTGAGCGCCGCTGCGACCTTCGGCATCTACGTGATTTTCCAGAACATTCAGATGATCACCTTAAAGCAAACCTACACAGATATCACGGTAAACACGATGGATTCCATCAGGAATGTCATCAAGGACACCAAGTCACCGGTCGGCCACTACTACGAGTTCGTCATGGAGTCCCCGTACATCCTTCGAGGCCACACCGTGTGGGTTCAGCGTTGGAAGACGCCTGTGCCGAAGGTCTAATTTGTTAGGCAGCGTGGGTCTGAGTAGAATCTGGCGCTGTACCTTGCTTTAAGTTAATCAACCGGAGATACACATGTCCCTCGAAAGCGTTCCGAAGGTTGGGCAGAACGGCGTCACCGCTGCCCTTCGCAAGATTCTGGTCGAGCAGCAAGGGCTGCGGATCGCGGTAGTCGCGGGTGCAGCGGCTGGTACCAAGATGAACGTCGCGGCGATGCGTACCGAGGACACGATCCTCGCGGCTCTCGTCGAGGACACCACGTCGGGTGTCACCAGCGCCGACGATTCGGCGAACGTCACCATCCAATCCACCACGGCCACAGGTACGGTCACTGCCGCCTCGGTTTCCGACGGCGACACCGTCACGGTGGACGACAAGACCTTCACGTTCAAGACCACGGTCGTGGCCGATGCCCAGATCGCCATCGGTGCGGACGACACGGCTTCGGCGACGAACCTCAAGAATGCCGTCAACGCATGGCAAAACCGCTACACCGGCACGCTGACCCGCAAGCCCAAGGTCATCGCCACGTCGGCTCTCGGCGTGGTCACCCTGACGGCGGCGGCAACGCTGAACCCGGCGGTGGCGGACGCGGCGGGCAACGCCGTCGTCCTGCTGTCGAGCAACGGCTCGCGCCTCGCAGTCACGGGTTCCGGCACGCTGACCAACGGCACGGACACCGGTGGCATCAAGTCCACGACGAACCTGACCGGCAAAGCGCTGCTGCTTTTCTGGTACAACAAGCAGTAACCGCTGAACACTGACAGGAGCCTCAAATGAACCTGAAATGGGATGCAGTCGATCAGTACTTCAGCGGTCAGGGCGTTGTGCTCGTGGGCCTGCGGGACTCCCTCGGTCGCCCGAAGGGCCTGCGGTCCATGGGCAACGTCTCGGCGCTGAAGATCACCACGGCGACCTCGGTGTTGGAGCACAAGGAGTCGCACACCGGCCAGCGCGGCACGGACAAGCGGATCACGACCGAGGTCAAGGTCGGCCTGAGCATGACCGGCGAGAACTTCTCGGGACGCAACCTCGCGGACTTCACGCGCGGTCTGCTGACCGAAGTCGCGGCGGGTACGGAGACCGCCTACGCGGTCGTGGCTTACCCCGGTCTGGTTTCGCCCCTCGGTCACGTGGGAGTCACCGTTTCGGCGGTGAAGACCGGCGCGACCTCGCTCACGGGGTGGGTGGACGACGACACCGCGTGGGACTACAAGGTCAACGAGGACCACGGCTCGATCAAGTTCAACGACGGCGTGGATACCGCGTACTCGGCGAACTGGGGTGCCATCGTCACGGCGATCACGGTCGGGGCGACCACGGTCATCACCTGCGACCCGGGTACGCTGGCAGTCGGCGATGTCGTGACCTGTTCGGGCTTCACCGGTGCGGACGCCGCGAACCTGAATGCCATCGCGCTGACGGTCTCGGCGGTCTCGGGTACGGGTTTCTCCTCGACGACGGTGGACACCACGGGTGACACCATCACCACGGCGGCGGGCACCAGGGCGGTCTTTGCCACGGCGGGCCACAGCTACACGGTGGCCTACACGTACCTCGATCAGGAACTGATCGGCGCACTGTCGCAGGGCACGCTCGAACTGTACATGCGGTTCGAGGGGCTGAACACCGCCGAGGAGTCGGAGGCGGTTGTTGTCGAGGTCTTCAAGTGCTCGACCGACCCGCTGAAGGATTTCGACATGATCTCCGACGGTATCCAGGCGTTCGTGCTCGAAGGTTCGGTTCTCGCGGACACGCTGCGTGCCTCCGGCAGTCAGTACTTCCGCGTGATGAAGCTCGACAGTGCGCCGCAACCCGCCTAAGTTCCCGGCTAGGGCGTAGCATGGCGGGGGCCGGGAAGACCGGTCCCCGCTTTCACATGGAGGAATGATGAGCGACATCAAGGCCGCCTTTCCGGCGGAGCCGAAGCATCTGGACCTGCGGATTTGCGACGACGCAGGTGACGTAGTAGAAACCCACAAAGCAACCATCCGGCGGTTCCGCACGGGTGACATCCCCAAGATTCTTGCGGCCATCGCGCCGATCAACAAGGAACTCAAAGCACTGGCGGAGACGCCGGACTTCGACCCCACCACCCTGTTTTTCGAGCGTGCCGGGGATTGTCTCAACTTCGTGTGCGTTACCTCGGGTGTCCCTCGTGACGTGCTGGACAAGGTGGAGTTCGAGGACACGATCAACCTGTTCACCACGGTACTGGAGGTGAACCTCGATTTTTTCGTCAAGAGGGTGCTTCCGACACTCGTGGGGGCATTGAGGAGGCTAAAAGACGTCTGGACCGTGCGTTCAATCGCCGTTCCGGGGCTGATGGACCTGAAGGAAGCTGGGCCGACTGCATCAACTACGTCGTCGCCGCCGGCTACGGGAGCTACCAGCAAGTGATGGATTTGGACTGGGTGACGTTCCTTGCCCTGTCCAAAGCAATAGCCAAGAGGTGGAAGTCCGAGAAGTGCGACGCGTTCTGGTTGATGCTGATTGCCACCCGTGGGTCTGAGGATGCAGTTGACGAGGTGAAGAAGGCATTTAATGGCTGAGTCCACACTTTCCATTGCGATCAAAGCCCTTGTCGAAGGACTAGACGAGGTGCGGGCGCTCGCCGAGGAATTGACCGGACTCTCTACGGAGGCCGAGGCCGTTGGTGACAGCACGGAGCAAGCTGCTGAGGGCAACAAGGACCTCGCGGATTCCGCAGCGGCGGCCAACCCCGAACTCGCGGCCCAGAAGAAAGAGGCTGATGAGTTGAACAAGAGCCTCGACAGCATGGTGGGCTTCCTGAAAAAGGCGGCTCTCGCGTGGCTGGGTTATCTCGGCATCTCCAGCGCCAAGGCCCTGATCGACGAGGCGGCGTCCTCACAGGAACTCAGTAACTCCCTGATCATCCTCGGTGGCTCAGCGGGTATCGCCAAGGAGCAGATGGATGGTCTGGTGGACTCTATACGCCAGATGGGTCTCTCCGAGAACGCGGCGACCGAGGGCCTCATCAAGCTCACGAAGGCCGGGGTGGACCTCACCTCGACCACGGAGAAAGGGCTGAACAACGCCCAGCGTCTTGCCAAGGTGGCGCAGGACATCGCGGCAGTCAGTGGCAAAGATACCCGTGAGGTGTTCAACTCGATTAACCGTTCCATCGAGATCGGCAACACCCGGCTGCTTCGGCAGTTGGGCATCAAGATCGACCAGCAAGCGGCGGAAGAGAAGTTCATTGCCACGCTGAATGACGGGACAGTCGTCCTAAACGAACAGCAGAAGGCACAGGCTACCCTCAACGCTATTCTTGACGCCGGGGTCAAGGTAGCCGGGGCCTACGAGGCCAGCTTGGGTACGGCCGCCGGACTGCAACGGGAACTTACCAAGCAGACAGAAGACCTCGTGGACCTCCTCGGGGCGCAGTTGCTGCCAGCATGGAAGTTCGTGCTCGAACTAATGATCGACGTCTCGAAGACTTTCCAGGCGTTGGTTAGCAACCAGAACGACGCCGGGGAAGGCGCGAAACTTATTGGGGACTCCCTCAAGGGTGCTTTCGACGCCGTGGGCGAACTCATCAAGTCCGCTCTCACCAACTTCGTGGCACTCAAGGACGTCGCGGGCCTGCTCCTCATTCCCCTGGCCGACGCTGTGAAGTTCATTGCCGAACTCGTGACGGGCGTCAACAAGTCCGGGGAGGGGCTGAATTTCGTCAAGGCGGTTCTTACGGGTGTCGGACTCATCCTCGCGGGCGTCGTGGATGGTGTGAAGCTGTTGTACGCCGCGTTTCTGTTGGTGCTCGCCACGGTAGACAAGCTGTCGTTCGGGTTGCTGGGTGTTGGTGATCAGGCGACCAAGGAGGCCAACAAGATCATCGACGCCTTCAAGAACGGCGAGACCTCGGTTGGCAAGTACATCAAAGCCATCGAGACGGCGAAGGAAGCCGGGAAGAATGTCGCCCCACCGCCCAAACAGTTCGACGAATACGAGAAGGAAATCAAGGAGATCGAGGCGGCGACCAAGAAGTTCTCGGATACCAACGAGGAGTCCATCGCTGGTCTGACCAAAATCCGCGAGGCGATGAGCAAGATCAAGGACCCCAGTGAGGCCTTGCAAAAGAGCCTGCAAGCCTTGGATGCCAGGATCGACACCCTCACCCAGAAGCTGCGCAACGAATACCTCGCGGCACTGAAATCCTTGAACATCGCGCCGGAACAGTTGACCGGCGGGATCGACCGCGCTACTGCGGCCATCATCCAGAACTTCGACAAGATCATCGCCGCTGGTCCCAAAACCCAGCAGGCGATCAACAAGGCTTTCGAGTTGAACCTCGATGCCCTCAAGAACTACGACTCCTTGGCGGCAACCATCGAGAAGGTGCGTCAGCAGTTGATTAAGACCTTCGGCGAAGGCGGACTCAAGAGCCGGGAATTCCAACAGTCACTCGACCAGACCAAGCGCAAGTTCGACGAGTTGCTGCCGTCGATGCTGAAGGTCGCGGATACCGATGCCGAGTTCGTCAAGCTGCGCGAGCAAATCGAGAATTTTGGTAAGCAAGGCGTCTTGAGTGTTGCTGCTGTGGGCGATGCGATGGCCAAGCTCGCCGACCGGCAGGATGAGTTTTCCCGCGAGTTCGCCAAGAAGGACCTCGTGGCTCCTCTGAGGGAGTTGGGCACCACGATCCGCGAAGTCGAGACCGAGATCGGCGAAAGCGCCCGGCGCGTTGGTCAGTCGCTGGACACCATCGCCAAAGCCGCACAGTTGACTGGCGAGCAGTTCCAGAAGGTGTTCAGCAAGGGCCTGGACACCGCCAAGACCATTCAGGACCTCCGAGTCTTCAAAGGGGCGCTGGATGACGCCAGTCGGTCGGGAGTAGTGGGGTTTACCGACCTACGGCAGGCCACGGAAAAGCTCACCCTCAAGTTCAAGGACCTCTTTGACGCCCAGTTGAAGTCCGCCCGCACCAGCGGAGACTTCGATCAACTCAAAAAGTCCGTCCAACAGTTGGGCGAGGCCGGGGTTCTGACCGCTCAGCAGGTTGGCAACGCCCTCAAGGACATCACGGAGAAAGCCCGGGGGTTCAATGAGGAGATCGTGCGTCTCGCCCAGCAGACGGCCGAGGTCGCTGAGCAACGGCTGGCCATCGTCAAGGCACAGTCAGACGCTGAAACCAAGCTTCGGGACATCAAAAAGGCTCAGCTTGTCCTCGAAGACGATCTGAACAAGGCCCGTGAGGTCGGTACCGATCAGGCGAAGGCTCAAGTCGAGGCAGACAAGGCCCGGATTAAGGTACTGGAACAAGAACGCAATCTCGCCCTGCTGAAGGCTCAAGAAGAGCAGGCGAACATGGACTTGCTGTTGGCCAAGCAGGCGGAGTTGAACGCTCTCCGTGAGCTTGAGAAGGACCCCACCAACGCTGCCGCCGAGGCCGCGTTGAAGGCCGCCAAAGACGAGGTGGCCACCCGGGAAGTCATCGTCTCTCAGATCAAGGAGGCGGTTGCCAACGAAGAGGCTATGGTAGAACGGACTCGTCAGGTCGCTGAGGAGGCCCAACGGGTCGCCGACGCCTTTGGCAGCGCCGCGAATCAGGCCAAGCAGTTCACGTTCGGCAACGTGCAGGTCGGGGTTACCACCTTCGACAATTTGGTTCAGCGCCTGCGCGCAATGGGCCTCAGTTTGGTACAGGCCCGGGGCTACGCCGAGAGCCTGATGGGGTCGATGCGTGCGCTCGTCGGCATCGGCTTCGAGGCGGCCGAGCAGATGTTCCGAATCGAAGAGGGCCTGCGGGACATCGCCCAGCGCCTCCAGGAAGATGCGGACATCGCCCAGCGCGTCTCCGACGCCTACGACAGCGTTGCCGGCTCTGCCGAGGCCGCCGCCGAGGCCATGGTGGAAGGTGGCACGGGCATGAAGTCCGTGGCCTTGGCAGGTGAGCAACTTGCCGCTGTGTTCGGCCGTATTCGGAGGGACGCACAGGCGGTTGTCAGGGCCGCCAATGACGCTGCTACGGGCTTCCTCGACCGGGTACTGGGCATCCGCGTAGAACTTCTGCGGCAGCAAGGCAAGGAGATCGAGGCGACCAAGGTGGAGTTCGACCAGCGGCGGAAGCAACTCGCGCTGGAGGAAAAGATGTTGGAAATCAAGATCAGGGCCGCCCAGATCACCGCCCGCGCCGCTGGTCTGAAGCAAGAAGCCGCCGAGTTGGAGAAGTTCCTTCAGGAAGTTCGCAAGGGTTTTGCGCAGGCGGACGCTGACCTCGTGGAGTTGGAACGTATTGCCCTGGAGAATCTCCGCAAGGCCGAAGAGGAGCGCCGTAAGAGCGAGACCGAGCGATTGGCGGCTGAGAAGAAGGTGAATCAGGAGAGGTTGACTGGTTTGGAGATCACCGAGCAGACCGGGGCCGTTGCTTTCCAGAATGCCGAAGCTTACGTCAACGCTTTGGCGGAGGCCAACGACGCCATTGTCAAGGCACAACAATCGTCGTTGAGCACCGTGAACAGCGCCCAGCAAGGGACGGGGGCTTTCCTTCTTCCCAATTCCGCTACTGTTGCCCCCGTAAATACCGGAGGGGATAACAGCACCAAGATCACTCAGAATGTCACGATACATGTTGACGGGAAGGACCTACTCGACGAGAATCAGCTTGATCTGAAGGTCCGCCCCTACTTCGAGAAATTGGCCCGACGCTCCAAATAATGGCCGACACCCTGTACGTTCCCCAGCGCATCCTCTCCGGCGACCGCAACCTCGCCCGGACGGCGACGCTCAATCCGAGTTCAGTGCAATCAATTGCATTGAACCGACGCTCCATTGCCGAGCCGAGGACGGGGACAGCAGGTTTGTCAGTCAGCGGAACCTACACAGGTGAGGAAGAGGCGCTGTACGAGGTCAAGATTGTCGATACCACGGCGACTTCGCCTACGACTTCGCAACCGGTGTTTGCCGGTGAGGGAAGCGGTACGCTGTCAGGACTCGCTGCTGAAGCCGGGGCTGTCCCTCAACAAATCACCGTGAAGATGGTGAGCGAGGGCATCCCCTTGCTTTATGCCAAATTGGAGATCGAGGGGGAGTTGGTGGCGGCCCGCGCTGGCGGCACCGGTGGTAACGACCTCGAACTCATGGTTGACATTTCCGGCCTCGTCTACACCGATACCAGCTTCAGTCTGTTGAACGACTTGTCCTCTGGCGCAGGTTCGGAAGACAATCCGATGCTTGGACCCCAGTACAACTGGGACACCGCATCCTTGGGGGCTGACAACATCGTGCCGGCGGGGGCCAAGCGCATTGCGTTCGGCGACGACCCCACGGTGTACGTTCAATACAAGAAGTGGGAGGACAACAAGGACAAGTATTTCCTTGTGCCGGAGCTTCAACGCGACGTAAAGGCCGGGGAGATCATCAAGGAAGTCACAGGGTCTCGCACGGTCACCCTGAGCAACGGTGTCGATCCCGATGAGGTGTTCACCAATATCGTCACCCTCTACGACCTCCTGAGCGCCATCGACACCACGAGTGTGCTGGCCAAGGTAGAGGGTCTGGTGGTGGACGATCAGACGCCGCAGGGTATGGCGACCCGTGACCTCCAGACGCGCACGGACGCCCATTCCCAGCAGAGCACAGGTAGCGGCACCGAGTGGGCGACTGGGGTTTCGGATGTCGTGATTGGCGTAGCGGCTCCCACCGAGTTGGTGAAGATCAAGTGTTTTGCCGCCACGGGTGCAGACTACCCCTTCGCCCATCTTGGTCACGAGTACTGGAAGGTTACCGGCTCGGTCTCCGGGGAGATGGTTGACAACGCGGTTACGGGTGTGGAGTACGAACACCCGGATGGCCGTTGGAAGTTCACCATTCCCGTCAAGCTGCCAGTGGGCTACGAAGAAGTGCCCAAAGGTAAGTTCACCCTTACCAGCATCGACTGGGTGACCCGTGAGGAAGCAGACCCGGATACTCCGCCGGTGTGTTTTCGAGGCGACCTGGGACCGAATGCGCGGGATGGTCAAGTCGTTTTGGAGTACGTGAAGCGTCCGGACGGCGATTGTGCCTGTGCGGACATGCCGTTTTCCAATCTGAAGACATCATGCCTCGGGGTTCTCGGGGAAGGAGGTTCCGTGACGTATCAAACGGATACCCTCAACAGGCTCAAAGCCCTGTACGAGTGGTACGCCGACACCGTGAAGGACAACAGCAAGTACACCGGAGGTGGGCAAGGTCGGGAAGAGCAGTTCCTGACGACGGCCAGCCTCGGCGACCGTTCTCTCAAGAACGTGGTGGAGTTGTTCGAGCCTGTGGCGGCACTACTCGATGTGGTCGGGACTCCGGTCTTGCGTTCGGCGGCGTTCGCCAAGTGGGACGAAGCCGTTGCGGAACTTCAAGCCGATGTCACCACCATCGAAGACGGTGAAGGGGAGGAGGAGTTCTTCGGAGCGTTCGAGGTCACGGCGGAGGGTGCCATCGCCGCTGGGGACGCCGTAGTACTGTGGAATGACGGCCCAAGAGGCGTGGTGATGGCGAAGAAGGCGACAATCGCCTATGAGCAAAGCACCGGCTGGTACTACGGTTGGTGCAACGCCGCCATCACCGACGGTGCGACGGGTACGGCTCAGCGCATTCTTGGGGGCATGGTCACGGGTTTGACCGGTCTCACCGCCGGGTCTAACTACTGGCCCGACCGCACGACCCCCGGCACCTGGACCGCCACGGCGTTGAGCGCCATCGGCTCCGCCGGGTCGCTTACCACTGGTGAGCGGCCTCTCCAGGGGGTGGCTGTATCGGCGACGGAGATCAAGATCACCACCATCGCCGGGACCCACGTCTCCTCTCTGTGGGTGGACCCGACTGTGGGTAATACCACGGGGATGTTGCGCGAGCGGTACCGTAGCCGTCTCTCAAGTGCTCTCATTGCGGGAGGCCTCAGCCCGTTGGGAAAATCTGACACCAGCATCGCCACGAGCGGAGACGGATGCTGGGTTGACCATGGCGGAACATATTTCTGGGCCGTCTCCGGGCCTTCTGGCGGGTACGCCCCTGCCTTCACCAACCAGCCTTATTGGTCGAGCCGACAGGCCGACGAGGACGGCAAGTACTACACCACCAAGGAATTCGCCTTCCAGATCAATATCGCCGAATCCTGCGTCAGTCGGTTGCGCGAGGGAGACAAGATTTTTCTTCAGATCGGTACCAGCGGGTATCCGAAGACCTATCAAACCGGGGATGAACTTGTTTTGCCGGTCATCGCCGCCGGTGCCCTGCCGTTCCGAGGTGGACAGGCCTCCAGCCTCGTACAGACATGGAATGTGGATTCCGACGTCGAGGGTCCGCTGGCCCAGTATTCGTTCGATCCCGATACCCCGGTGGCATACAACACCGCAATTGTGGATTTCTTGCTGGTCGAAGGAGGGGTTCCGTTCCGGCTTGGCGATGCCTTCGTGTTTAACATCGAGGGCGGCCACTGGCAGTGGAGGAAAAACAGCGGCGCGTGGTCTGCGGACATTGCGATCAGCAGCACGCCCACGTCGATGGACGCCGGGTTGTTGATTGCCTTCACTCCTGGGGCCGCACCGAGTTACGTGGATGATGACTTGTGGAAATTCAAGGCGATGCAGCCGTATGCCGCCTCGAACATTCAGACGCCCTCGGCCACTCGTTGGAAATGGGACGGCATCGACGCTGATGTTGTGCTGGACTTCGGGTCGAACGAGACCATGGATTGTGCGGCTATCGCTATGCACAGCATCCCCGCAGGGGCAACCATCACTGTCGAGGGCGGGACGTCTCCGGGTGTGTACACGTGGTCGTACACGATGATTCGGCGTGAAGGCGCGTTCTTCAAGATGTTCACGCAGGTGGAGACAGCTCGCTACGTGCGCCTGACCATCGAGGACTCAGAAGACGACGATCTCGGCTGGTTCTTCATTGGCCTTGCTCTTAAACCCACCACCGCTGCTGAGGTGTTGGTGAAGGCCCAGTGGCGGGTTGAGCGCAGCAACATCGGGATGATGCAAGGGGGTCGCTTCCTTGGGAAGACTGTCAGCGCCGAGGTGAAATGGGAGCCGGGGACGTTGGAGGAAGACACTGCCGAAGAACTCCTCGCGGTGTTCGATCATTGCCGCGAAAACGATGACGAGCCGATGCTTTTGATTCCCCAGTTCGAGCGTCCGGATTGTATTCTTGGCCGCCTCGCCGAGGACAGCGTGGATTTCACCGATGAACTCGGCTACCATCCGGACGACAGCGCGGCCCGCCTTTTGAGCACCAGTTTCACGCTGCAAGGCCAATGGCAGGCGGCCTGACATGCGGGTTGTCCTCCATCTCGACCCAGACTCGATTGAGATCACGGAGAAGGACGCAGGCGGCCCCTTTCCGTGGCTAATTGGCGTCCCCACGCTTCAATTAGGCGTCCGTGCCGGGCATCTGCAAGGACTTTTCAACACCGAAGCACCCCACGGGGACCTTACCTTCGACAATTCAGGCGGGCAGTTCGCCGAGTTCTGCGATTTTCCGTTGCGCGTCTACGTCGAGGTGTTCGACGACGCCGACGAACTCTATTTCGAGGGTCTCGTCCAGTTCGTTAAGTTCGGCCCGCACATCGTTTACACGGTGGAGGCGTAATGCGCCTGCTGCTCTCCGAAATCCTGCCCTTGCGGTCTACCAAGGACCTCGGCGATTACGCTGTGGACCGGGTACTGCCGTGGCGCTTCGGCGATCTCCGGGAGAACTGGTTTGAGTTGATCCGACTGGAAGACGACGTGTGGTTCGTCGCCGATCATGTGATGACCGTTACCGGTGTTCGAGTCGGCAAGGAGAGTGCTACTGGCTGGCAACGAGAGCTTCGTTCCAACGACGTAGGCAAGACCTGGACAGTGCTGCGCATGGCCGCCCCGGTGCCAGAGGGCGAGGCTGTGAGCGCCGTCGGCACGGGTTACCTCAATCCCGTCAGCGGGGCGCTGGTGGAGAATCCGGCGGACGTAGTGGAAGTCATCGAGGGCATGGCAGGGCGCACGGGCGACTGGAGTCAGCTTCGCGCAGAGTGCTCGCGGGACGGCATCACTGTTGCGGGTTCCTTGAACAAACTGGAGACCGTCCAGACATGGATTCATGACATCACCTCCTCCGTCGGGGCGATTTGGTCTCTGGATGTCAAGCGCTTGTACCCCGTGGAGACGCCGGACGAGTTGGAGTGGCCGTTGGCGTCTTACCAAGTCCACCAGCTTACGGTCACCGCCGATGCTCAAGAAACGGCGGATGTACTCCGCGTGGGCTACGACTGGAGCGACGCTGACCAACGCGCCCAGCATTCGATCACCTTGAAGGCCAGCCCCGTTCGTTTTGACGGGAAGATCATGGACTTGGAGTTGCGATGGCTCCGTAAAGCCAGGGCAGCCGAGTTGGTGGGCAGCCGGCTGATCAAGCGATTGGCGTCTCGTCGGTATCAGGTGACGTTCACCGCCGACGAGACCCGCATTCGGCCGGGCCACTGGGTGCAATTGATTGCATGCCCGATGTGGCCTTTCTCCGAAGGCGATCCGCATGTCATGGTGACTTCGGTCACCGTGAGTCCCAACAGCAAAGCCATCGACATTGTGGGCGAGGTTGTCTACAGCGCCCCTACCGCCGAGGTAACGGACTTCTCGCTGGGGCTGGAGTCCACCACCGAAGGTCTAGTCGAGGTGGCGTTTAAGAACGGGGTTGCGACCTTCACCGTCCTCGATGACAACAGTGATCCTCTGGTTGGCGCTCGTTGTGCTCTGGACAGTGGTATGGTCAAAGAGACCAACAATCAGGGTAAGGTGAGTTTTACCACCGCACGAGGCAGCCACACTCTGATCATCGAGCATCCGGAGTTCAACTCTCAGACGCTATTGGTGAAGTTGTGAGCGTCCTGAAGCTGAGCCTCAGCCGGAAAGCCCTGATTCCCCAGGATATCGACCTTGGGGTGAAGATGACGCGCAAGACCGATCCAAAGGTCTTGGAGGCCTCCGATTGTTGTCTACCGTGTTTCAGCGGTTGGGTGGCTTCTGCTCTGGAGGAATTGATATCCGCTGCCACCCAAACAGACGGGACCCTGAGCTACACCTTTCCCGACGCAGGGACCTTCACCTTTACCGGGACTTTCACTGCGTTAGGGGATTTTTGCGAGTACACGCCGGAACTGCATTACAGCCATGCTTATGGTGAAGGAGTTGACCCACCGGCGGTCACTTTGGACGTTAGCGGGACCAACCCTTCAATTACCATCAGTGGCGACGAGACCCACATTGGCGGTACGACGACGGTTTGGCTCACATGGACGCACCCAGACGACAGCGAGTGTGTCTTCATTGTTGGTCCCCGCATTCTGATTTCCTCGGCCGCCGTGGCGGTTCCCCTTCTTTGGGCGATGGCGGAACAAGCCTTCCTAGAAACTGAGTTCGAGGTCTACAACAACTCCCTCTCCTGTGAAGTGTCTTTTAGCGGGGTTTGTTTGGTCCTCGTCTCCCCAACCGACGCCGACATTGATTACGCCAACTTCTCTTGGGGTATAGCGACTTACGACACGCTTGTGTTCGATGTCTCAGAAACTACAGACGGGAGTGGACGCCCCGTGCTCTGCATTTCCTTGTTGCCCGCTCCGGGATCAGACCCCGGGGGGCTGTGTGAGTACATTGGTAGCACCTTTGTAGCGAACCCAACTTACGATTTCGATGGTGCTGGTGCTAACCTCCCAGAGTCCACCATCCTGTCAGTCAACATCGAAATCACCGCCTAGTAGAACAGCACGACCGGCTCTAGTAGAATCAGGCGGACTTGCAATCAATTGCACTGAGGACCCATGCCCGCCATCACCGACAATTGGTATATCGAGAAGGGCGCAACCTTCTATGCCAACTACGTTATCGGCTCGGGCACCGCAGAGGTGTTCACTGCTACCGACCTGACGGGAATGACGGCTCGTGGGCAAATCCGTAAGAGCGCTGGCAGCGCCGACATCCTGTACGACTTCACGGCTGACATCACGCTGGGTACCACCGGTGGCGAGGTGGACATTGAAATCGCCGCGAGTGTGACCGAGACCCTCGAAGGCGAAGACGCGGTGATGGACATCGAATTGGTCAACGGTCCGGTCGTTCGTCGGATCGTCGAAGGCGAAGTCGAACTCTCCCCTGAAGTCACTCGGCCATGAGCGACGTCATCAAGGTACTGATCAACACCCCGGTTCCAGTTCAGGTTGTCAGTGCCGGGCCGGCTGGCCCGCAGGGGCCGACCGGCGCAACCGGCGCAACCGGCGCAACCGGCGCAACCGGCGCAACCGGCGCAACGGGGCCGACCGGCGCAACCGGACCCACTGGACCCACGGGTCTTCAAGGTGATCAAGGGGTAGCTGGTGCCACAGGGGCGGCAGGCGCAACGGGGGCGACTGGACCGGCCGGCGCGCAGGGATTGCAGGGTGACCCCGGGGTAGCCGGAGCAACCGGTGCAACCGGACCGACCGGTGCTACGGGGCCGACAGGGGCTACAGGGGCTACGGGGGCGACTGGGGCTGCCGGAGCGACGGGCCCGCAGGGCGACGCCGGGCCCGCGGGCGCGACCGGCGCCCAGGGGCCGGCGGGTTCTACCGGTGCGACGGGCGCCACGGGCCCGGAAGGGCCGGCTGGTGCGACCGGTGCAAC